GTATTCGTGTTCGTATGCTGCCGGGTTGACTTCCTTCAGGTGCTCCGCATCGGAGATAAACTTCGCGCCCAGCCATTCCGGCGGCGCTTCCGTGTAGCTGGAATGATGGAAAACGCGCCCCGGATTCGGGACAAGCCGCTCCTTGTTGACCCAACTGGACTTGGATTTCGGCGGGTTGTATGACGAAAAATCATAGGAATCCGCGCCGCCGCGCAGCACGGATTGGTTTATAGAACGTTCTTCTTCCGGCCCGCAAAGCTGGTCTTTTTCTTCCTTCCACAGGATGCCGATATAGCCGAACGGCGGCTTGATGGATTTCAGCTTCAACGGGTCGTCACAGCCTCGAAAATAAATCGTCTGGCCGGTTTCTTTCAGCACGATTTCCAGCGGCGAAAGCTTGCAGTTGAACTCATCGTATAGCCCCAGTTCATTGATCGCCCATTTCATCTGGGCATACACGCTGTCCTTCAGGGTGTTGCCCATCTTGCGGATGATACAGGCGTGCATCGTCGGGTTGTTTTTCAGCAGCTCGACAATTTTCAGGGATATATATGACGATTTCAGGCCGCCGCGGCCGCCTTCAAAGACATACGTCATGTTCGGCTGAATGCGCCGGTTGATGTCCACAAACGCCCGGCCAATGACGCGCGCAGGCAGCTCATAGTGCGCAGATGCACGCGCCGCCGCCTTTGTTTCCTGCTCTTCCTTGATGCGCAGCGACTTCTCCAAATCGCCCGCCGCACGGAGGCGGTCAGCGATGGAGGTTTCAATGCCGAACTGGTCTTTTTCCTGCCCACGCATGATCGCCGTGCGCAGCTCCTGGATCTCTTTCAGGGATGCCGTGCGCTCGGATTCGATTTTTTCCTGCCGCCGCGCTATATAGATTTTTATGTCAGGTTTTGTC